CCATGACACAGCCGCTTCACATCTTCCGCGCCGGTCGCCACACCGCCCAATCCGGCCAGAGCTTCGAGTTTTCCGAGGCCGAGGTTGACGCCATCGCCGCCGCCTATGACCCCGCCCTGCACGAGGCCCCGATCGTCGTGGGGCACCCGCGCACCGACGCGCCCGCCTATGGCTGGGTCAAATCCCTGCGCGCCGAGGGCGCGGAGCTTTTCGCCGAGCCCGGCCAGGTCGAACCCGCCTTTGCCGAGATGGTCCGTGCGGGGCGGTTCAAGCGGATCAGCGCCAGCTTTTACCCGCCGAAGGCCGCCGCCAATCCCGCGCCGGGCAGTTACTACCTCAAGCATGTCGGCTTCCTCGGCGCGCAACCGCCCGCCGTGAAGGGCCTCAGGGCGGCGGAGTTCGCCGATGACGGCGAGGCGGTGACGCTGGAGCTGGAGTTTTCCGAGGCCGAGATCGCCGCCAGCGCCTCGGCGGGTTTTGGCGGGCTGCGCCGGGTGGTCGCGGGTCTGCGCGACTGGCTGCTGTCGTCGCAGGGCCAGGAGGTGGCCGACCGGATCGTGCCTGCCCATGAGCTGGAGCACATCCGCACCACGGAAGAATTCATGCGCAACGTGATCGAGCGGGACGGCGGTGAGACGGCGGTGCCGGGCTTTGCCGAAACCGACCTGTCGCGGCGTCTCAATGCCCGGCTCGACGAGCGCGCCAAGGATTTCGCCGCCCGCTCGGAATTGATCGGGCGGATGGCCGAAGAGGCCGGGATCGAGCGCGGCACCGTCCTGCAAATCCTGCGCGGCGAGATCGCCACGCCCCCCGAACCCCGCCTGCGCGGTTTTGCGAAGGTGCTGGGCCTCAAGGCCGATGACCTGATCGGCCTCGTCGATCTGGCGGAAACCGAAGAAGGAGAGACCGACATGTCCGCAAAGGACAAACAGACCCCCGAAGACCGGCAGGCCGCGCTCGATGCGCGCGAAGCCGAGATCGCCGCGAAGGAAGCCGCCTTTGCCGAGAGCCGCGCCAGCGCGCGGCGCGCGGAAGACGCCACCCTGCTTGAGGCGCTGGCCAGGGACGGGCGCATCGCGCCGGGCCTCAAGGACGAGATGGCGGCCTTCATGGAGCATCTGGACGCCGACGAGGAGGTCAGCTTTGCCGAGGGCAAGGCCGCCAGCCCACGCGACTGGTTCCGCGACCTGCTGGCCAGGCAGAGCAAGCCGCTGATCGATTTCAGCGAGCGCGCGGGGGGCGAGGCCGCGCCGCGGATCACCGGCCACGCCGACGTCACCGCCGCTGCCAATCGCCTGGTCAGGGACGCCGAGGCCGAGGGCCGCACGCTGAGCTTTGCCGAGGCCGCCCGCCAGATCGAGGAAACCATGGAGGCCGACAATGCCTAATCCCGGATCGTTCATCAAATCCTACCGCGCCGAGGCGGCCATCCCCGGCCGCACCGTCGTCAAATTCGGCAGCGCGGGCGGCGTCGTGCCTGCGACGGCCGCCGCCGATGCCGCGATCGGCATCACCGACCAGCTCGATGCCGCTGTCGGCGACATGGTCGATGTGATCATGTCCGGCTCGGCGGAGGCAAAGCTCTCCGGAACCGTCACCGCCGGTGCGCCGGTGCGCGGCGGCGCGGGCGGCGCGGTCGCCGGTGCGGCCGGCGCGGGCAACGTCGCCGTTGGCTTCGCGCTGCAGGCCGGTGTCGCCGACGACATCATCGACGTGGCCATCGCCCGTCATTCCGTCACCTGATCCATAGGAGCGCTGTTCCATGACCACCCCCACCCCCTTTGTCGCCGATCCGGTCCTGACCGCGATTGCCGTCAACTATCGCAACCCCGACGTGGCGCTGATCGCCGACCAGGTGATGCCGCGCGTGCCGGTCATGGCCCCCGAGTTCAAGTGGACGTATTTCCCGCCCGAGCAGATGTTCACCGTCCCCGACACCGAGGTGGGCCGCAAGGGCGTGGTGAACCAGGTCGAGTTCACCGGCGAGGAGCGCACATCGAGCGTCCGCGACTACGGCCTCGACGACGTGGTGCCGCAGCGCGACATCGACACGGCGCGCAGCCTGCGCGCGGCGGGCAATTCGGCATTCGATCCGGAGGCGCGCGCCGTCGAGGGGCTCACGCATCTGACCCTGCTCGACCGCGAACAGCGCGTCGCCGCGATGGTGCAGGACGCGGCCAATTACGACGCCGACAAGAAGGTCGCCCTGTCCGGGACCGGCCAGTTCACCGATCCGGCCTCGGACCCGATCGGGGTGATCTCGGCGGCGCTCGACGCCACCTTCATCATGCGCCCGAACGTGGCCGCGATGGGGCGCAAGGCCTGGACCGCGCTCTCGACCCACCCCGATATCCTCAAGGCGATCAACCGCAGTTCCGGCGACAAGGGCCGCGCCAGCCGCGAGGCGGTGGCCGAGCTGTTCGAACTCAGCGAAATCCTCGTGGGCGACAGCTATGTCAACGCCGCCCGCAAGGGCCAGACGGCGGCGTTCGAGCGGGTCTGGGGGGCCAATATCGCCCTGATCCACCGCAACACGCAGGCCGGGCCGGACGGGGCCTCTCCCGCCTGGGGATGGACCGCGCAGTTCGACGGGCGGGTCTCCGGCCGGTTCTTCGATCCCAAGGTCGGGCTCAGGGGTGCGACCACGCTGCGCGTGGGCGAGCAGGTCCGCGAGGTCATCGCGGCCCCCGCGACCGGCTATCTCATCCAGGGCGCGGCGTAAGGAGGCGATGCCATGACATACCTGATCAAGCACACCGTGATCGCCGCCCGGCGGCTGGAATTCGGATCGAAGGCGGGGGCGGACGAGATCGGCGGCCCGGCGGAGATCGACCGGCTTGTGGCCCTGGGCGCGATCGAAAAGATCGGGGATGCCCCGGATCCGGACCCCACGCTGCCGGAAATGGACGACGCGCTGCGCGCCGCCATGATCACCGCGATCAACAACCTGCCCGGGGACGGGTTCACGTCGTCTGGCAAGCCGTCTGTCGAGGCGCTGGAGGCGGCGCTGCCGGAATATGCCGACCGGATCACCGCCGCCGCGCGCGATGCGGTCTGGGAAGAGATGCAGGCCGCGGCCCCGGGCTCTTGAGGATACCGGCAGGGGATGTCGCCTAAGAACAGGCATGACAGCCGGGAGAGACCGGCACCAGAACACAAGGGCCGGAGTTCGTCATGACCGATACGATCAAGAGCACCGATGATGCCCGGGTGGGCAACAGCCCGGTGCGGCATGCCTATCGCCAGCTCAGCGATATCGAGAAGCGGCGCATCGAGGCGATCAAGGATTTGGGCGATGCCTTTCTCGACGAGATCGCCGAAGAGCAGGGCCGCGAATTCGCCATCGCCCGCACCAAGGCCGAGGAGGCCGTGATGTGGGCCGTGAAGGGGGTGACCCGCTGATGCCCTATCTCACCGCGCAAGCCATGATCGACCGCTTCGGCGAGAACCGCCTGGCGGAACTGACCACCCGCGACGGCATGGTCACGGGCATCGACGCGGGCGCGTTGCAGGTGGCCATGGATGACGCGGTGGCCGAGGTCGAGAGCTATGTCGCCGGGCTTTACGACCCCGCCAATCCGCCGCGCGTGCTGACCGTGCACGCCGCCGCCCTCGCCTGGTATCGCCTGCTGGGCGATCGCGCGCCGGTGGTCGAGGGGGCGAAAGCCAATCACGACCACGCGCTGACCTTCCTGCGCCGGGCCCATGCCGGCGAGGTCTCGCTGGGCGACGAGACCCCCGCCGACACCGCGCCGGGGCGGTCGAATGCCCCGCAGACCGCAGGCCCCGCTGCCACCTTCACCCGCGACAGCCTGAAAGGGTTCTGAGATGGTCACGATGACGCTCAGCCTCGACGCGGCCCCGCTTGACGCGGCCCTTGGGGATGCGATCCGCCGCGCGACCGACATGACGCCGCTGATGAGGCGCATCGGGACGGTGCTGGAAACCTCCGTCTCGGAACGCTTCGAGCAGTCGAAGGGGCCGGACGGCGCGGCCTGGCCGGTCTCGATCCGCGCGCGGGAAGAGGGCGGCAGAACGCTGATCGACAGTGGTCAGTTGCAGCGGGGCATTGTCACCGAAGCCGAACCGCGCGCCGTCGAGGTGGGCAGCAACCTTGAATATGCCGCCACCCACCAGTTCGGCGCGACCATCAAGCCGCGCGAGGCAAACGCGCTCGCCTTTCGCCTGCCGGGCGGACAGTTCGTCACCGTGGGCCAGGTCGAGATCCCCGCGCGCCCCTTCCTCGGTTTTGATGCCCGCGACGAGGCCGATATCGGCGACACGGTCGAGGCGTATTTCCGCGAGGCATTCCAATGAGCGCGCCGGTGCTGCAACTCGCGCCGATCGTGGCCCGCATCGAGGGCGGCGGCATCTACCGCAGCGTCGCGGGTGCGCGCGACATGGCCCGCGTGGCGCGCGAGGGTGCGGCGGGCAGCCCCCTCGCCTTCATC